CGCCGCCATGTCACGCCAGATCGCCTCGGCCTCGGCCTGCTCGTCATTTGACAGGAACACGCCCGGCTGCATCCCCGGCTTGTTCTTGCGGAACTGGGGAACGTAGATGTCGGCGTCGCGGACGGTCAGCGATGCGTGCGGGATCGCGCGGCTCGACGACGCGTTGCGACTGAACACGCGGTGCGTCATGAAGTCGGCGTGGACCATACGCGGGTAGCGTAGTTGGAGGGTGTCGATGCGGACGCCGGTGTCCTCGCTGATCGACGACGCGATAACCTTGGCAGAGCAGTAGGACATTCAGACGGGCTTCCAGTCGACGGACCACACCTGCTTGGAGGCGAGTCCCATGAGGGCGTTGGGGCGGTGATAGACGCGGGAGAACTCGTCTCCGAAGGCTTCGCCGGCGGAGAGGATGGCTTCCCAGAGCGTGCGCGGCAGCACGCGGAGATAGACCGGAGCCAACCCGATGATGACCAGCGGCATCGCGAGGCACACGAAGGCGACGCGGCGCCAGAACGTGGATTGGATGCCGCCGATCAGGCCGTTGGGGTTCACGTCTTCACCCCGTCGACGAAGGCGGGATTGCCTCGCGCCTGCTTGGCGCTGTAGGCGGAACGGTTCCCAACCTGGGAACTCGCCAAGATGACGCAGAAGAGGAGTGCGATCAGAACGGGCATTAGGTGACCTCGTCGAAGAAGAGGGCGACGCTATCGAGAGCTTCCTGTTCGAGATCGACGATCGCCTTGTCGTTGATGATCAGGCCGTCGATCGGCAGCAGGTCGATTTCCATCTCGGATTGGTGAAGGCTGGCGACGTCGGTGCGCACCTTGCGCGGATCGTCGACCTTGATCAGCACGCCACCCATCGCCGCGACGGCGGAGGCCTCGTTGAGGAACCGGCAGTCGGAGCAGACCACGCCGTCGTACCGCTTCAGGGCGGTCTTCACGCGGTTCTTCCAGTTCTCGATCCAGGTGTCGGGGATGTAGTCGCGGAACATGTCCGTCCCGATCTGCTGGAGCAGTTCGCGCGGCGACTTGTAGGGCCAGCGCGCGAGCGTCTGTTCCTTCAGGATGGGGTCGAGCATCTCGTGCATCGACACGCCGTAGACGAGCGAACAGACCTCCCGCAGGGGATCGGCGAAGTTCAGATGAGCATAGCCGTGCTCACGCACGATGACCTCGGCGGCCGTCGACTTGCCCATGCCGCGCTTGCCGGTGAATGCCAGGATGGGCTTGGTATTTTCCACGAAACGTGACTCCTAGATCAGGACGGTGAGGGTGTCGGCGGCACGAGTCACGCCGGTGTAGAGGTGCTTGTCGGCGTCGTCCCGGAAGCTGCTGGACTCGTCGATCAGCACGACGTTGTCGAACTGGGAGCCCTGCGCGTTGTGGACGGTGAGCGCCCAGGCGAAGTCGAGGTGGATCAGGCGTTGCTTGGCCTTGTAGGCGGAGCGCGAGTCGGCGCTGAAGCCGTTCTTCTTGGCCGAGTAGTGCTCTTCGAACAGGCCCTGGAAGACGGCCTTGTCGGCGTAGGTGGCGCCGTCCTCGTCCTCGAACGTCATCTGGCAAGAGACCTTGCCCTTCTCCAGATGGACTTCGTCGGTGATGCAGGTCGCCAGGGTGCCGTTGACCAGCGCCGGGTGCTCCTTGTTGTTCTTCCGAACGATCAGGGGCTCGCCGGCGACCGGACCCGTGCCCAGGCCCTCCCGGTACATGCGGGTGACCCGGAAGCGGGTGCGGTTGGTGCCGCAGAGGATTTGCGGACCTTCGCGGCCGAGCGAGATCGCGGGCTCCGGGTCGTACTCAGACCGGTACATGACGGTCGCCTTGACCTTGCCGTCGGTGTCCTTGTACTCGCCGATCGGCAGTTCATCGCCCTTCCGCGCCAGGGTGGCGAGGTGGATGATCGGGTTGCCTTCAGCCTGCCGGTGGATTTCGGTGAGGAAGAAGTCAGGACGCCCCTTCGTCAGGCCGGGCTTGTCCTGGACCGGCGGAAGCTGACCAGGGTCGCCCATCGCCAGGATCGGCACGCCGAACGACATCAAGTCGCGGGTCATCCCCTCGCCGACCATGGAGGCTTCGTCACAGACGATCACCTGCGCGAGGCTGATCGGGCTATCGACGTTCAGTTGGAAATTGATCTTGTCTTCGTTGTAGAGGTTCGCCAGATCGGCTTCGAGCCGCTCGATGGCGCGTGACAGCTTTCCGATCTGCTCGGCGGTCAGGGTCGCGTTCTCGATCCCCTTCTGCCGCTCCACTTGGTGGTCGTACAGTTCGGTTTCGAGTTGGCCCACCGGCGCGGGCTTCGCGCGGTAGATCGCCGAGTGAATCGTGGAGGTGACCGACTTGTCGAAGCCCTGCGACTTGAGCTTGTTGCGCATGATCTTCGCGGCCTTGCCCGTGGGCGCCACGAAGGCGACCGTCAACGGATCGAAGCCGAGTTCGGTGATGATGTGCGGCAGGATGGTCGACTTACCCGTCCCGGCGTAACCGCCCAGGTAGGTCAGCGCCTCGGGATAGGCGCCCTTCAGCCGGCCGACGACCGTGCGAACGGCGTCACCCTGGTGCTCAGAGAGTGTGGTCATGGGTTGTCCGATGAAGTGCAGGAGGAAAACCCCGCCGGCCGAAACCGGCGGGGTCCACTTCAGCGTCGCTTAGAAGCGGCGACCGCGCGGGGCAGCAGCGGCAGCCGGAGCAGCAGCGGCGGCGGGAGCCGGACGCGCAGCCGGGCGGGCAGCGGCCGGACGGGCGGCGGGAGCAGCCGCTTCAGCCGGAGCCTGACGCGCGGGAGCCGTGCGGGAGGCGGGGGCGCGCTGGCTCGGGGCAGCGGCGGGAGCCTCGCGGCGACCACCACGACGCTCGGCCGGGGCTTCGGCTTCCGGTTCGGGAGCGGCTTCGGCTTCCGGTTCGGGCTGCTCGTCGGCGTATTCGCCGGCGTCATCCCCGGCCGTCGCGCCGTCGTCATCCAGGGGCTCTTCCTGGTACTCGCCTTCGGCGCCTTCGACGAGGGCCATCAGTTCCTCGTTGGTCATCCAGCCGACGATCTTGAACTTCGGCGCGTGCTTGCGCACCTTGCGACCGCCGTCCTTCGGCTTGGCCTCGAACTCGTTTTCGTCGAGTTCAACCACCGGCGCGCAGCCGGGGTTGTTCTTGTAGGTCCGGGCGAAGTCCTTCATCAGGGCTTCGAGGGCGTTCCGCTTCGAGGCGTTGTTGGCCTGGAAGAGGAGGACGACCAGTTCACCTTCGATGGTGGTGAACTCGATGGACTTCTGCTCGGACCAGCCGTCGCCCTGCGCGTAGGGGCCGTGGTCGGGAAGCTGGTGCTTCGCCGGCGGCTGACCTTCGGCCAGGGACATCATGATCTCTTCCTGGACCTGCCCGTCCTTCCAGCAAATCCAGCCGCGCTTCAGGCTGGTGGGGTTCATGGCGCACTGGGTGCCGAGGGCCAGATCGATGTCGTCGGCGCCGTAGCTGTAGTAGCCGTCGTTCCCGTTGAACTTCAGGAAACTGATGCCGCCGCCACCGCCACGGTACTGTTCGGCCTCGGCCGCCAGTTGAGCGTAATAGTCATCGGTGTTCGCCATGGCGAACGAGTTCGGACGAACCGCAACTTCTTGGGTCATTTGGTCTTTCTGTTTCTACTTCTAGTGCTTTTGCTGAGGTGTCCCCGAGCAGCGCCGCCACTCGGGAACGATGGTCTTCGTCTAGGCCAGTTGTCGCGACTATTGAGCTAGTCTATTTCTAGGCTTCTTCTATTAACTAGGGACTACTTCTAGGTTTCGTCGACCTTCGGTCCCTTTTCAGAGATCGAAAGGCGGCTGTGGCCGTCACCCTCCTTGGTGAAGTCTTCAACGGGAAGCCCTGCGTCCCGCATTGCTTCGACGTCATAGGTCTTGCGACCCTTAACCCAGGTGATGGAGACCTTTGCGACGCCGGGAATCTCGGCGCGCCTAACGCCCACGTCCGTGAACCACTGCTTAAGCTTCTCCGAAGCCTCCTTGTGTGCCAGTTCCGTGGCCTTCTTTACCGATGAAGCTGCGCGCTCTTCTCGGATCAGAACTTCGAACTCTTCCATGATCTTCAGGGGAGTGTTCTCGGAGTTCGCTTCCCCGTCGGTCGGCGTCGCCAGACCGGAAGCCTTGTTGCAGGCTCCCTTGAACGGGCAGTATTCGCAGCCACCGTCGATCTTGCCCTCGGGCAGGATTTGAGAAACGTCCTTGATGTCGTAGACCGCGAGAGCGCGATCCTTAGCAACATCGTAGGTGTGTTGGTCGTAGGGAACGACGAACACTTCGATGTCGTCGAAGAACGAGGCGTCGATGTAGACGATTACCGCGTAATTCGGCTTGTATTCAGTCGTCTCGCGGATCGTTCCCATTTGAACAATGGTCTGCCCACGGTGAATGCTCTTCTCTTCGCGAAGATTCACGCGCGGATCGATCGACTTGATCTCGAAGCTGAAGCAGCCGGCGCCGCCCAGGCTGGGCACGCCGTAGATTTCCAGCGCATCGTCATCGGCGTCGATGATCAGGCCGTCGGGGGTCGCGGTGAGCGGGGCGTCGATCGCCTTGAAGGTCTGCTGATCCGAGCCGCCCCAGATCAGACGGGTGTCGTAGAAGTAGGTCTCCAGGAACCACTTGACGGCCGGTTCGGCGAAGTGGTTTTCGATCAGGTTCCCGCGTTCCAGCGCGCCCCAGGACTCCTTGTAGTGGGGGTCCTTCTCGGTGCCGTGCTTGGAGAACCAAGCCTTCCGCAGGCAGCCGAACGCTTCGGAGGCGCCGACCGTCTTGGTCCTGTCGTGAGACCAGACCTTCTGGTTCGCCTTCACGAACTCGTCGTAGGCTTCCTTGAAGTCGATAGATGCCATTCGGGTAACGTGACTCCTAGACCGGGCAGGCGCCGGAATTGTTGGGGCCGCTGGGCGGCAGGTTGATCCAGGCGACGCCCAGGATCACGAGGAGGATGACCGTCGGGATCACGCTGCCGCCCCGGTCTCACCAGCGCCGTTGCGCAGGTCTTCGAGGTGGAAGAAGAGGTCGCGGCAGTCGATGACATCACCGATAGCTTGGTGAGCGTCGGTCGGTTCGCGGCCGAGCAGGTGCGGGATCGCCTTCTCCAGCTTCGGCCAGCCGTAACCCTTGTGGCCGAACTTGCTGGGGAACTTGCAGACGGGAACCGCCGCCAGCATGGTGCAGAACTGCTGCTTGCCCGCGAAGATCGACGCCAGGGTCGGATTGCCCGACAGGATGCGCGCCGCATTGTTGATGATGTTGACGTCGAACTCGATGTTGTGCGCCACCACCGCCTGCGCGGTGTCGACCATGTCGCAGAAGATATCGAGCGCGGGCGCCTCGTTGACGCCATACAGTTGGCTGATCTCGGTGGTGGTGCCGTGGATGTTCGACGACTCCACCGGGATGGGGTCCTCACGATAGATGATCAGGTCGATCCGGTGGATTTCCCTGCGGGTCCTGGGGTCGACCAGCATCGCCGCGAGTTGGGTGATGCGGGGCTGGCTGGGGTCGCCGCACGGCGCCTTCTTGTTCCAGAGCCCGGTGGTTTCGGTGTCGAAGAACAGCAGCATCTCAGACCCCCTTGATCAGGTCGGGGTCCATGGCGCGCTTCCGAGCCATGACGTCCGCGAGGTAGGAGATGGTGGCGTTCTGTTCAGTGGCCGGCGGACCTTCCGCACCTTGTTCGAAGAGGTGCGGGCTCTGCACCGCGACCAGGATTTCAGCCGTCACCCGGACCAGGGCGAAGATGGCGTAGTCGATCAGGCAGGCGAGGGTCTTGAAGACGAACCACAGCACGCCCAGACCCAGGAAGCCGAGCCGCAGACCTTCGGGCGGAGCCACGAACAGGTGGGCACGGTGACCGAAGAACCACGCGGTGAACACCACGGCGAAGAGGCACACCAGGGAGGTGAGCATGTCGGCCCACTGATCAGCGTCGCGGCCGATCTTGGTGATGTAGGGGAAGGGAGTGCCGGGGGGCATGAGGTGCTTTCGTCGTGGGAGGTATGTGTTAACCATATTGACACCGGGTGTCAACATTCCTGGCCGTGAAATGTGACTCTTTAGTGCGTTTCTGCCCACCTACGACCGAACTTGACGTCGACGTCGACCGGCAGGGTGAACCCAAGCTGCGCGCCGGCGTCGTAGGCGGCGTCGATGATGTTCTTCCGGCAGATTTCCATGATCCGGGGATCGTCGCGGACGGCGACCTGGAGTTCGTCGTGAATCCAGGCGACGATGGCGAAGTCGCCATCCCAGCCGTGCTTCAGGCCGTCTTCCTCGCAATACTCCGCGAAGTTGATGCACCACTGCTTGGCGATCGTCGCGCCGGCGCCCTGCAACAGGGTGTTCAGGGCGGCGTGCTGCGCGCGCACGAACAGCTTGCGGCCGTCCAGCGCGTCGAGCATTCCGCTCTTGGCCTGCTTCTTGATCGTCTTGACCAGCATCCCCAGCGCGGGAATCCGCGTCATGAGGCGGCGCTGCATCTCGTCGCCGATCCGCTTGGCCTCTTGAGGCTTCAGCGCCAGGGCGGGGTTGATGATGGTGCCGAGCTTGAACGCCTGGGCACCGTAGATCAGGGCGTAGATGAAGGTCTTCGCGGTGTCGCGACTGTCCAGTTCCAGCACGGCGGTATGCAGGTCGTGAGGGTCACTCTCGACGCACAGGCGGCCGTAGTCACCTCCGTCGAACTCAGCCATGTAGTGGCCGAGCGCGCGCAGTTCGATCCCCTTCTGGTCGGCGCCCATCAGCATCCAGCCGTCGGGCACGACAAATAGGTTCCGGCTATCCCAACCGTGGTCGCCGATGCGACCCTTGAGCATCTGCTTCTTGGTGTTGAGCTTGCCTTCACCGTCATAGGTGAAGTCGCCGTTCTCGTCGTAGACCGGCTTGCCGAACACCTGCTTACCCTCGGGGTCGAGGAGCGGGGTCAGGTTCTCGTTGTAGGTCGGGTTGCCGGCCTCGTCGACTCCAGGGACGCCGTAGATGATCTTGCCTTGGCGGAAGCGAGGCTCAACGCCTTCCTCCAACCACTGGGCGAGCTTCTTGAAGACGACGCGCGGAACCTGGGCGATGTTCGGGTTCGAGTGCGAGGCGCGGTTGGTCACGGTCCCGCCGACGTTGAACGTCGCATGGACCTTTCCATCGCCCCGCTCCTGGGCCTTGCCGATCCAGCCGTTCTTCCCGTCGACCAGTTGGCCGAGCCGCTTGTTGTAGTAGAAGAGTTCGGCGAGTTCGTCGCAGATGTCGATCGAGTGCGCGAGGTCGCGCAGCACTTCGTCGTTCACCGCCGGGCGGCCGGTCTCGGTGAACTCCTGCGGCTCCCACCCGTAAATCTTGGTGAGGCGGTCGATGATCTGCTCGCGCGAACCGGGGTTGAACTCCTTGAGTTCGACCGGGCAATAGGGGCAGTCGACGGTCTTGTCCGCCTTGCCCGAGCCGGGCTTGTACTTCATCGTCTTCTTGGGGTTCGTCACCTCACCCCAGTTCTGACGAGAGGCGTCCTCACCGAACTCCTCGCGCGGCTTGAAGGCGACCTTCGTCTTACGCGCCTTGCCCGTCGAGGTGTCGAGCATGGGCTTGCCGTCGTCGTCGTACACCTCGGCGGTGTACTCCTTGCCGATGGTCTTCCACTTGCTCGGAACCCACCAGGAGCCGAAGTGCTCGACCGCCTTGGCTTCCTTCTCGTCGACCGCGATCCGAAGCTCTTCCTCCAGGACGCGCGCGGCATCCTCGTCGAGCGGGAAGCCGTTGTCGGTCACCTTCTCCATGAGGTGGTGGATGCGGTGTTCGAGGACGATCGCGGTGTCGGAGTGCCGGCGCGGGTTCGCGGCCATCAGGCCCCAGACCTGTTGGTTCACCTCGATATCCTGGACGCAGTAGTCTTCCATCTCCTGGGACCATTCGGCCCACACGAGTCGGGTGATTTCTTCCTTCGAAGCGTCGGGGAACTGGGCCTTGAGTTCTTCGGCCTTGTCCTTGGCGTAGTCGCCCTTGGGCGCACCGAGGCGAGCGCCCCAGGCTTCCAAACCATGGCGCCCGATCAGCTTGCCTTCCATCTCGCCGCGCTTCCAGCGGCGGATGTCACGATCCTTTTCGTCAGCGAAGAAGACCTTGCTCAGGACGAGTGAGTCGCGGAGCATCGCCTGGAAGTCGCAGACGTCAGGATAGAGCAGTTCCAGCGCGGGGATGTCGAAGCCCACGATGTTGTGGCCGACCAGCAGGTCAGCCTCGTTGAGCATCTTGATGCCCCGCGCGATCGAGTTCTCGCGCTTGTTCTGGCGGAAGACGTAGGTCTGGCCGGTGTGCAGGTCCCGGATCGCCAGGATGTGGACGCGGCTCAGCACCGAGTTACCGAGGTGCTCCGTCAGGTACGGGAGCAGGCCAGTAGTTTCGATATCGAAGACGAAATGACGCCCCGGAGGCAGCAGCATCTAGGCGGCCTCCGCCTGCGCAAACATGACTCCTTGGATGCGCTCGCCGATCCACCGGACCACCGGCACAGCCAACGAGTTGCCGACGGCGCTGTAGCGCGCGGTCGTCGAGGCGCCCTTGATGTGGGAGTAGCCGTCGGGCATCCCCTGGAGCCGCTCGTACTCGACCGGCAGCAGCTTGCGAATGTCCCAGCGTCCGTCATTCTTGCACAGGACGTAGCCGATCGAACCACCACCGCCGGCGGTGCGCAGGCAGTTGGCGATGTCGTTGCCGACCTCGATCTGTTGCGCCTCGAAACCGTTGATCTTCCGGCCACGGATGGCTACGCGGAAGGCGGCGGGCTCAACGCTTCCAGAAGCTCCGGCCGAATCTCCCGACCCGCGCTCAACGCGTTGGACAGGAGCGTAGCCTTCCTCTCGGGACTCATGAAGGATGACGCGGGGATCGGCCCCTCCACGAGGACATGCGACAAGGTAGAGACGAGGGCGCGATTGGGGGAGGCCGAAGTGTTGAGCGTCCAGGACTCGCCAAGCGACGGACCGCTTGGGGCCAAGCACATAACCAGCGTGCGTCCACCGATCCCCTGCTGGGAAGAGCGGTCCATATTCGCCGACGAGGGCGCCGAGGAATTGTCCGAAGGCATTTTGATCATCACTCAGAAGGCCGAGCACGTTTTCGAAAACGAACACCGGCGGGTTAATTTCGTCGACCAGCTTGATCCCCGCCAGGGTCAGGAGACCCCGGTTGCCGTCGAGACCCTTGCGCTTTCCGGCCTCGGAGAAGTCCTGGCAGGGGAAGGACGCCCACAGGACGTCGACCTTCCCTGCGTAGGGCGTTCCGTCGATCGCCAACAGGTCACCCAGGTTGGGGCTGTTGGGATAGCGGGCGGCCAAGAACTCCGTCGGGTAGACGGCGTTGTCGGCGAGGAACACGGGGGTCTGGTCGAAGTCGAGGTCTTCCCAAGCAAGGGAGACCGCCTCGATCCCGGAGCACAGCGTGGCGTAGCGGAGGGGGGCGTTGGGGTGGGTCATCGGGATCGACATGGTTAACCGGCGCCAGCGAGGCTGTCAAGGAAAGTCAGGAATATTGGCGCCTAATCGGGGACCAGTTCGTAGGTCGCCTCGAAAATCTCGCGCTCGACGTTCCACTGTTCGCCGGCCGGACCGGTGCAGATGTAGTCGCCGGCGCGCGGGGTATGCGTCCCCTCCAGGGTGTTCAGCAGCCAGATGTAGGCGGTGGAGCGAGGATCGCCGTGACCGCTGGAATAGACCCCCTTGGGAATCTTGTTTTCGCCCGGCAGGAATTGTTCGGCCTCGACGAGGGCCGTCTTGCGGTACTTAGGCATGGGGTGTCCTTTAGACGGGAGTGGCTTCGGGGGACGGCGCCTGGACGCCGCCGGGCCAGATCACATCGGCGAGCAGCAGGAAGTCCCTGGCGAAGGTCTGCTTGATCTTTCCGTGCAGGAACGGCGACAGGCCGTGAGGCCAGCGCGGGGGCAGACCCATGAACTGAAGCGGAGCATCCAGGTAGTAGTGATGGAAGGCGGCGAACCCTGCGGCCTCCCGCTGGCTGACCGCGTAGCTGTGGGTGCCGAAGACGCGTTCGTTCGCCGCGTCGTGGTAGCCCATCCCGACACGAATCTTCTGGATGTCGTTGTCGTAGGCCATCCACACAAAGCGGCCGTCGGCGAGGTCGCTGAACTTCACATCCCAGTCCATGGGATGGCCGAACGCCTTGATCCGTAGCTTGTCGATCGCGTCGGCGTAACGCCGCATGTCGATGGAAGACAACTGCACTTCCGTCAGCATGGGGAAGTAGCGGCCGGCAGTCAGCGGGAGTTCGTGTTCCGTCTGAAGCAGCAGCGTCATGTCGACGTCGTAGATCGACGAGAACGGGTGGGTCCGCAGCTTCGTGGGCTCGGTGATCCTGACCAAGCCACCGCCGCGCATCCAATCCGTCAGTTGACTGATGTGAAGCTCGTGGACGACCGGTCCAGGCATGTGCGCCATGTTCAAGCCGTTTTGACTTTCGGTGCCGAACCCCAGATTGATGTGGTTGGCGTCGGTGAAGTGAACAGCGTAGAGGAAGAACTTGTGCGCCCCCTTCGTCGTCCCAGTCAGGTCGGTGAAGATCGGAACACGCACGTAGGTGTCGACGACGTCGGTCACAGGCGCCACTTCCCATTCTGGAGGGTGAGGATGACCCGCTTGCCATTGGCGTAGGTCAGGACGTGGCTGTGAGACCAGGACGACAGGCCCTTGTTGTACCCCATGTCCAGGTTGGACGTGGTGCCGCTGACGTAGGAGCCGTCCCGGATTTCGCAGGAGTGCGTGTGCCCGGTGGTCGACTTGGAGCCGGCCTTGGTGAAGGTGTGCGGGGTGCCGCGCGCGCCGTTGGCGCCGAGGTGACCGTGCATACCCTTCTCGATGTCGAGCACCTTGAAGCTCTGGTCTTCGCGCAGGAACTGGACGCCTTCACACTTCACGTCGTCGAAGTGTTCAGTCAGCACGTGCTCAAAGATTGAGAAGGCCTTTCGGCGCTGGCGGATCGCGGCGTACTTTTCCTTCTGGCACGCCAGGAAGAACTCCGCGTTCAGCGGGTCCATCCGGTAGTCGGCTTCCTTGAGCCAGCGCGTCAGCGCCAGATCATGATTCGACTCCACCACCACGGTCTTGCAGAAGTCGCGGCGAGTGTTCTCGATGAACTCGCCGACCTCGTGAAGCTCTTCCTCCACGGATTCCACGCCTTCGCAGTGCAGTGCGAATTGGACGTGGGGGTCCCGCAGATTGTGGTGGTTCCGCGACTGGAAGTCGGCGACGTCGTGGAAGAATTGGTACTCCGGCTTCATCTTGTCGAGGATGGTGTCCCCGGACGTTTCGCGCATCCAGTCGCGCCGGCGGCCCTTGGTCACCGGATAGTAGCCGAGACTGATGCGGGCAACTTCGGGGTCTAGCTGCGCCACATGAAGGTCGCCCCAGTTCACCGCCTTGGCGCGGTGGCCGGTGGTGATCTCGGCAAACGTGACTCCACGTTCCTCGCCGTCCTTGGTTTCCACGCGAACGTCGAGGTCGTAGAACGAACCATCCTTCTCACCGATCAGGTGGCGGCAGAAGAAGGTGCCGTCGGCCGCGACCTCCACCAGCACCGCGCCGAGGGCGTGGTGGAAGGAGGCTTCGATGCCGGCGCGCATCCTGACGTAGTTCGGCTTGGTGCAGGCGCCGGTGGTCATGATGATCTTGGCGGGATCGTTCTTCATGTTCGGGATCGAACGAAGCTGCACCTTGGCGTGCGGGATGATCCCCCACCGGTGGCGGGTGTAGGTCTCGAACCCCGTCAATGGGGTCTTCGCCGTCGGCCGGGTGTTCATCTCGCCGCAGAACTCGACCATCTCGCCGAGGCGGACTCGTTCCTGGATGCGGTACTGTTCGATCCTGGGTTCCCAGTAGGGGACCTTGTCCGGATCGGGGTTCTCGAACATCCGCTTGTTGTAGGTGAAGCCGGCGATCAGGATATCGCAGGGACCGGTCTGCCGGTGATAGTCGCGGTAGGCTTCGAGGTTCGTCAGGAACGGGTGGTGAAGCTGGGTCTCGTTCTGCGCCGCCGTAAGGATGTAGCGCTGGACCGGGGCGTCGATCGTCAGCACGCGGGTCTCGGGCGTGGGGCGGTGTCCGAACGCGTCCCGGACGACCTTGCTGAGCCGAAGCTGGAGCGTGGAGCGAGGAATACCGTACTTTCGAGAGAAGGGTCGTTGCCCTCCCATCTTGTTGACGATCTTCTGAAGCTCCTCGGGCGTGACGCTGTCGAGGTCGAAAGTTCCCTTACTGGGCAAAGTACATCTCCGCCTTGGCGTGGGGAGCCTTGATGGCCTTCGCAAAATCCCACACGAACCATGCGTAGCTGAAGCGGGGGCTTCCAGCCTTTTCACCTTCCTTCGGCGTCACCCAGAGGGGACGGAAGCGGAGGGTGATCTTGGCGATGAAGGCGGGGTGGTCGATCAGGTGGGCGCGGCCCTTGGCGGCATCCCACTCGTGGCGCATCAGGAAGGCGACGTAGCCGGTCTCGGCCTCCATCAACTCCAGCGCCTTCTCGACGGAGCGGACGGCGTCCTTCCCGTAGGGCGGGTTCGAGATGATCGCGTCCGGACGGAAGCCCAGGAGCGCCTCGATCTCAGACATCGACTGCGGACGCTCCGGGGGTGCGATCCGGAAGTCGGGGTCGTCGCTCAACGCCAGCACGTCCTCGGACTTCCACGCGAAGACGTAGTCACCGTCCTCGTTGGTGTTCTTGTCGATGTCGCGCTCCCAGGCGGCGACCGCCGCCTCGTGCGCCTCGCCATCCGGGTAGACGTTGAAGAAGTCGACGAGGCCGTTCTGGGTGAACCCCTCGTACTCGAAGATGTCCGTGGCGCCGGCGTTGCGGCAGAGCGGCGAGATGATGTTGTAGATGGCGCCGTTGCCGGCGAAGGGCTCCCAGAACTGCATCCCCTCCAGGTCGTCCTCGACGACCGAGACGAACGCGTTGGTCGCGCGCGGCGGGGTGGGATAGTGATCACGAGCGGTACGCTCGTAGTGGGTGCCGCCGAGCATGGAGGGGTCCTTGCGGCGGGCGTCGGAGATCGGAGGGGTGTCGGTCATGCCGGTCTAACTGGCATGGTTAACGATGGGTGTCAAGATTTCTGGCCGAGGGTGTCGCTGTGACTGTCAGGTTGACCCTCTTAGATGTCTCCCCTACACCGGCGCCACGGTAGGCCGGCGTCATAGTCGGTCGGGCAAGCTGGTATTGCAGGGCTGCGGGGCTGTACCGTCCATCCTCCGCCGGTGATTGGCCCCTACCGACTAACTAGGGCAAGCCTGACGGGAACGTCCCCCGAGATAAGACGAGCAGACGTGACGACAGCCAGAGGCTGTGCTATCCATCCTTTTGAACTGAGGTCGCGGGGACACCCGTGCGCAGGATTCTGGGGTCTTAGCTGAAAAAGGCTGGGCACAGAAGTGGGGCGTTGCTGACTGACTGAGGTCGAACGCGAGACTAGCCGCCTTGTCCACACCATGGGCGGACACGCCGATATCCCGTGACACCGTGGTATCTGACGCGAACGCGGGCCGAGAGAAGACGACCAAGCGTGACGGCCGCCAGAGGCGGTGCCTTTCAGGGAGACCCTCATGGCTCAAGAGACTTTCGAATACGCCGGCTTCGAGTACACCTTGGGTGAGAACACCCACGGAGAGCCGGTGATGATCCCGGTGCCTGGGCAACACCCCGCCGCGAGCAAGGACAAGCACTGCCGCGCCGCACTGGAAGAATATCAAGCGGACCAGCGCGCCAAGCGTTGACCTCTGCCAGGAACCCTGGCATCCATGACGGGCGTGGTGGCGCCTGGACACACCCTCGCTGCTTGTCACGAGGGAGCCAATAAAGGTGCTAGTTTAAGCCGGCTTCGAAACCACGCCGGACAGCCCGGAGGTTGTTGGTGAGGATGCTCTACGGGGCTTCCAATTCCAGCAGTGACGTCGACCATAATGACGTTCGACGCGAACGCCGGCCGAGATAAGGCGACTAGGCGTGACGGCCGAGAGAGCGCGGCGCCCACACCGAGAGGTCCCATGCTGCCGATCGTCGCCATCTTCGAAGCGCAGCAGGCCAAACGCGACCACGCCGAGTTGTTCTCCACCCGCCACCCCGTCTACAAGCACCTGCTGAAAGCCGGTCCGCAGACTCATAATCAAATCGCGATCAGCCTGGAGATCACAGGGAAGGGCGCCCTGGTGGCGCTGCGTGCGCTTCAGGTGTACGGCCTCGTGGAAGACCGGGGTGATGTATGGCGAGCAGCCACCCAGGCAGAGTTGCAGTCTCCCGGATATTGGTAGGACAACCTGTTTCGGTTGTATCGGGCCGAAACAACCGAAACAGGTTGTGGCCTTATGTGGACAATTAACCCTTCAGATGCAGCCTAATCGGCCACATCTGGACAATCCGGCCGTATCCGGCCACGCTCCGGACATAGCTGGACAAACCGGACATCGAACCGGACGCGAAAACCGCAGCGATTTCAACAACCGCTTCAGTTAGCTGGACATTTGCCGGACACGATCCGGACATATCCGGCCAAATCCGGACATCACCAGGGTGACCGGAGGTCGCCTGCGGAGCAGGTCACGAGCGGAGCGAGTGAGGCTTGACCTATCGGCCGGCATCGGTGAAGCTGTAGGCTAGTAAAGGCCCAGGTGGCGTCGTTATCGTCCCTGAACTAGACCCTGAGGTCAGCGGCCTGAGACGTCAGGGCTCCGAATGATGGCGGAGAGGTTACCGGCAGACCAAAACGCCGATCTGTCTGAGGCGAACGCGGGCCAAAACATAGGAACCATGCGTGACGGGAGCCAGAGGCTCCATTGACCCCTGCCGACATTCCTGGCATATCTCTTCACCTCCTTGAGCGAACACGATCACTAGGCTCAGACTGTTGGGCCTTGGGGACGAGATTGGGGTGAAGGATAGATCGTCACTGCCCCCGACACATGCCGCCGAATGAGGCCCCGAAAGACCGGGCATTCTGACGCGAACGCCGGCTGAAATGTACGACTAGGCGTGACGGGGACCAGAGGTCCCATATGGGTGGATAGCTCAAAGAGGCCCGTACGAGGTGCGCTCCATGCGTGGACGTTGCCTCAGGGTCCGGTAGAGCAGCCGGTTACGACCGGAAGATGTGGGTTCGATCCCCACGACGCCCTCCAGATCGACCACTGACAAGGTGGGCAGGGTAGGGCGTCACGGCCCGAGAAGACCTGCGTGACCAGGACGTGCGTTCGCCTTGCAATAGCGAGGGCGGGACGCTCCTGCCCATCTTGTCAGTGGCCGAGGACAGGGAAAACACATGAGCGACGATTCGGTCTTCATCGGGCTCTACGAACTCAGGCTGACCTCCAGCGGTTATCCTGAGCAATACGACGTGTACCGAGGGGAAGAGCAGGTCGGGTACATCCGTGCCGAAGGTATGATCGCGGAGGCCCGTGTGCCCGCCCACGGTGGCGCCCTGGTCTATGACGAGCGCATCGACGGCTACGGTAGCTTCACGCAGAGGGAGCGCCTGAAGCACCTCCGCAGGGCTACCCTGGCGATTGATGATCACTTCCTCCAAGCCGCACTCGACAAGATGCACGTCTCCGTCGACGAGGAGGCCTGACGTGGACGACCCTCGCCGCGTGAACTTCTGCATGGCCGCCAGAGATGGCGACTGCTTCGGTGAAGACTGTCCCCAACTGCGCGACAACGAGCCCCACGCCACCGGCCGGCATTGCCCGCTCGACGTGGGATGCTGGAGGTGCCTCTTGCCGGAAGACGAATGCGAGTGCTAAGCTGAGCTTGGACTGATCTAGCAGACGAAGCTAAACGAAATGCTTACGGCGATGATCTTAATTAAGACCGCCACTAGATCATGAGCCCCGTAAGGCCGCCTACCACCGCTACTCTCACGCTACGGGGTGAAGGCACCGGATAGGTGGGGAAAGTGTGGGTAGCCTTGTAGCCCACGCCGCATCGGTTGTCTGTGATTGACCACCTGACGGGGGCGACCTCCCGAGATTTGACGAATGGTCGTGAAGATGAAGGCGCGCCGCACCCTCCGTCGGCGCGCCTCTGTCTATTCCGAATAGCCGCCGGCGCTGTCGAGCAGGCTGGGGTCGGCGATGCACCTCTTCACACGTTCGAGCGTCGTCACCCACTCGTAGTGCATGGTCGTGTACGGCTTGTCGGAGCCTGGGAACGAGTCGGTCTCCAACCACGCCAGCCGGGTGCCGAACTCACGGTCCACCTTGAAGGTGAATCCATGCCGCTTAGCGATCGCCTGGAGGTCGCGTCGAGCTTTGGCGTTCTGTCGGTCCCAGGCGGTCGGTGGCTTCTTGACCGCGAGAGGGATCGCCGACCTCACCACCAGAGGCGCCTTAGGTCGAGGCCGCCTCACCACCGCCGGCGCTGTCCCTCTCTTCGGACGGAACTTCACCCGGTGCGCCTTGAAGGACGCCTTCAGCACGTCGTACGCCTCTACCCCCATTCCGAACCGCACGAGGTCCAGGTAGGTCGCGGCGAACTCTCGGCCGTGCCCCGCCACCGTGTCACCGTGGCGCCGGTCGACGATCGTGTGTGCGATCTCATGGAGCACAATGTACTCGCAGCGCGCCCACTTCGGCAGCTTGATGTAGGCCGCACACCCGCGCGCGATGGTGGCCCCGCGCCCGTCTCTGATCTTGATCACACCCTGTAGATGATCGCCATATCTCCGTTTGATCGGAGCTTTGGTGAGCACCTGCATAAGGAACGTCTCGATTTCAGGGATAGTTTCAAGTCGACGGCTTAAAACCTCCAATATCTTTTCCGCTTTGTAGAGTTTACCGCGCTGACTGTCTCTCACTGACATGATATTTTTCTCCCGATGTCGTCAAACGATCTTATCAGGACCGCAACTGCATTATATCATGCCGAGTGATTTCTTCAAGTGCTTATTTTTGTTGGTGTTTCGCTGTTCCTTGACAAGGCGACCTGAAATGCCGTATCAAGGGAGCCTTGCTTATGCGCAGCACCGCCCGATGGTAACCGAACAAGGGTTCTGTCCCTGTTCAGCCTGAAGCTAGAAGCAAGCCTGCGCCCTGAGGACTGCTAGGGGCGCAACATATGATCGACGTGGGGTCCTCCCGAACTGAAAGGGAGGGTAAGTTTCGATCTGACGCGGACGCCGGCCGAGATAAGACGACAAGGCGTGACGGGGGCCAGAGGCCCTATGCTACGGTGGACTGAGTGGTAAGGCGGAGGATTGCAACCCCTCCTCGCGTGAGCGTTTCGTGGGTTCGATTCCCACCCGTAGCTCCAACAATCCAAAATTTATTCGCTCTTATGGCGCAAACGCACCAAGCCGTGTTAGGTGGAAACATATGATCGACCAATTCGACGCACCGGAACCTTTCCGCTCCGCGACGTTGCGAGCCCTCAAGATCGCGCTAGAACCGCTGCTTGACGGTCCCCGGCTGTATGAGTTCACGGTCAATTGCCCCGACCCGGCCTTTGGGACCACGCCGGGCAGGGAATATTCGCTCGGTGTCACCGACGACGACGGCTCCTACCGCTCCGTTCTCTACTACCGAGTTAGGGACGATGGTTCTGTTGATCCAGTGCGCTCTGGTGAGCTACACGGTTAAGGCCGCTAGGTGCGTTTGCGCCATAAGAGCGAAATAAAATCGCCGGGAATGTTGACAGGCCGATAAAGCGCTGGCATACAGATCACTCGCTGGCGCCGAAGCCCTCGGGCTTAGGTATATGGTGATCTGACAGGCGTTAAGACCCGAGTTCAAGTCTCGGCGCCTCCACCATTGAACACATCGGTCGATCTCGCTAGGGCGGGATCACGTATTGGCGTACTTCGCCGGTGTGTTCAATAATGGGGGCGTTTTGGTATCGATTGACGCAGAGAAGTGTAGCTGAACAGCGAGCGGGTGATCTCCGCGCAGAGGCTTCGGCCAAAGCTATTGGGTCAGCAACGACAAATGTCGAAGCACACAATGACAACGCCCCGTTCGCGGTGCGTGAAGCCATCGCTGCCTAAGCAGTGACGGAGGTGGGGCCGGCGGGCCTCGTTTTACCCCAAGCCTCTCGCCTTCGGGCCGGGGGCACCCGCCACCCACACCGCCTTTCGCAGGCGGGACGCCGGTGGCGATGAAGACGGACCAGCGCCAGAGCATGGCGCCCCGTTCAGGAGAGGGACCTACCAGTTCCGATCCACGCCGGATGCTTCGTCCCGTCTCCGCAAGTCGATGTGATTTTCAGGGTTCATCCCTCCGGCATGTCAGCGGCGCTCCGGCGCCACGGTGTCAGGGACTGAGGCTAGGTTCCGGCGAAGGGCGTGAAATCGCCTATCAAAGCTAGGAGTGATGGGCCTTGAAAATCACATCGTAGGCCGAACTGACTAGGCCTGGGAAAGCGAAAGCGGTTAGACCTTTGCGGCAGACGTGTCGCTCTGGGTGCTGGCGTTCCCACAAGAGTTGCCTCCTCGGAGGCTAAGAGACGTCGGTAAAGCCGAAAGGCGCTGCGTGGATCGGCCGTGAGCCCGCAGTGAGAAGTAGGCGTACCCCTTCAGTGGGGCCGGCACTAAGTTTATCGGGGGCGTGGACGCTGAGCCGTCTGTCGACCGAGGTGAAATTCCTCCGCCCCTGTCCAAATTGATGCGGGGTGGAGCAGTCCGGTAGCTCGTGTGGCTCATAACCACAAGGTCAGGGGTTCAAATCCTCTCCCCGCATCCAACGGTTTCTCGGACCCGCCTAGGGTTTACCCTAGGCCTCCGAGAGGGGACCGGCGTGCCGCTGTGAGGCGGGTGGGCAGTGCTCACTAAGCGTCGGTCCTAAATAATTGAGCTTCGGTGGTGCGCCTCGAAAACGCCCCTTGCTGGATGCCCCAGCATGTGTGCCCTAGGGGGCCACCGGATAAACGGGAGTCCCAGGTTCGAGCCCTGGTGGGGGTGAGGTAGGCATACCTTGCGCCTGTGGAGGTAGGTGGTAACCTCACCCGGCTAATTCTAATTCGGTGGACTCGTCGTGTGCCTGGACGCGCCTTGAGTTAGCCAGATCGAACGCCCGAGGTAGGTGGCGTGACAAGCTGGAGAGTACAGCACTCCAGGGTCCAGGTGATGGGTTGGACCTGTAGCGAACGCCGGCGAAAGCAAGGCGTGACGGTAGCCAGAGGCTACGCAGAATTTCGGTGAGGTGGCAGAGCGGTCTATTGCGCTGGGCTCATATCCCAGAGGGGAAACCCATCTCAGGTTCGAATCCTGACTTCACCACCATAATCCTAAGCCCGCTTGTCGGACGACCCCTCGGGACCCGGTAACCACTCCGTGGTCACCAGGACTCCATGCTGGTAGCGGATGTCGAGGACCGAAGACTCTGCGGTGACTGCTGGGAGAGTACCAGCATCGAGTTAAAGCCGAAACGCATACCCTAGTGGCTCGACGGGGAACGAGGGTGGAAGTCCCTCGACTTATCCGTAGCTCTGCCTGGGCGAGTCCCCGCGAGCGATCCTGCGCAGTTCAGTCGCCGCATCCCGCAGATGGTTCATCGCCATCACGTCCGGGCCGCCCTTGGGCTTGATCGAGATGTTCTTCGACGTCTCGGCGTAGCTCTTCAACACCTTCTCAAGCTCGAACTGGCGTTGCTGGCAGACCTTCGCCAGGGCGTTTGCGGCGACGACGCCGATGACACGTTCTGGGGTGTTCTCTCCACCGATCCGCCATACACCGGGGTGGAACTGACCTGGGTGCTGCGGCGCCGCTGCGATGATGTCAGCCGCAGCGTCGAGAATATCCGCAAATTCGGAAGGGTTCGTGGTGTGCATGAATATCCGTCCCTGGATTAAGTCCAAGGATTTCCACAACAAGCACGACAGATCAAGCCTAATTGTGAATTAGGCTCTTGCATTCCTGAAATGCAACTCCCAGTGAGAGTAGCGTCCGCTTGATCTGATGGTAGAAATTCTTGATCGCTCGGTTGTCCGAGACGGTCCCTCCTGTCACCAAAATCTGCCGCTGCGTCCCATGGGTCACTACGATCTTCACGTGCTTACCACGCTTCAGTTCATAGTCAAGGTTATGAAAGTCGAGTACCCGACATGCCATGCCGATCGTGTCGACGCCAGCCATTTTAGGCTCCCATCGTGGTGTTGATGTTGTCTTCCTTGAGCTTGGCGGCTTGCGCGATTCGGGCGTCTAGAGACCCGTTGGCGACCAGGAAGTAGGACATGATCTTCTCGGCCGTCTGTCCGATGCGGCAGGCCCTGTCCTCGCACTGTTCGATCTGGCTCGGGACCCAGTCACCCTCAGCGAAGGCGATGTCAGCCGCACGCGTCAGGGTGAACCCAACACCGGCCGCCTGGATGTTGCCGATGAAGACGCGGCAGTGTTCGTTGTCCTGGAACTT